AATAAAAGCATGGGTATGGGAACTACAGGTGCTTTTTTAACGAGAAGAGCTATATTAGGAGCAGGATCAAAAAACGCTTCCTCTCTTTTAGAAAAAGCGGGGAAATCTTCTGTAAAAGAAAAAATTAAAAAAGCTCTAACAAGTAAAACTAATATTGGTGCTACTGCAGGTGCTGCTGGATATGAAATAGGAAAAGCTGAAGGTAAAAAATACGGCGGTTCTATGAAAAAAATGGCGAGTGGTGGAATGTCCAAAAAAGAAAAGAAAATTAAAAAGGTAATGGGTGAATATAAAAAAGGTGAACTCAATATCGGAAAGTCTAAGAAAAAAGTTAAATCACGTAAACAGGCAATTGCGATTGCTTTATCTGAAGCACGCAAGAAGAAAGCATAATGGGATACAAAGTTTCTGGCAAAAGATCAGGGCCTCCACCTCTTAGAGGCCCAAACCCTCAAGGGATTAATGCTCCTTTAAGAAATGTTATTAAATTAAAAAAAGGAGGAGATCCTTGTTGGGAAGGATATGAAATGGTTGGAATGAAAAGTAAAGGTGGAAGAAAAGTTCCTAACTGTGTTCCTACTAAGAAAAAAGTTATAAAAGCATATACAGGAAAAGCAGTAAAACAACCTACAGAAACTAGTAAAGAATTTAAAATGAGACACGCTTATCATAGACCTTTTATGAAAAAACCAAAAGAATAGATCTATGGCTAGAAAAAAAATACATGATTCAAACGATATAGACGAACAAGAAAAGTTTAAAGACGAAGCTTATTCTGAAATAGAAGTTCTTAGTGGAATTGATTTTAGAACTAATAGAAGATTAAGAAAAAATGAAAAAGAAGATGTTTGGTCGCCTACTCCATTTATGATGGAAAAAAAAGATAAACGATTAGTAACTACTGATTTAAAACATGGTGGAATGAGTTGTCCTCACAGAGAATGTTCTTCTAAAAACTCTATTCCTGGAAATAATAGTATTCAAATTAAAGGGTTTAAATTTATAGGAGTCAAATAAATGCTTGCTGCATTAACCACTTTAGCACCTATAGCCAAAATGCTCTTTTCTACTGTAGATAAAGCTATTCCTGATAAAGATTTAGCAGAAAAGTTAAAAGCACAATTAAATACACAACTACTTCAATCAGGGACGGAAGAACTAAAAGCTGCTGCATCTATTGTAGAAGCCGAAGCAAAATCTAATTGGTTTGTAGCTAGTTGGAGACCTTTGTTAATGTATGTATTAATTTTTATTTTAGTATGGAATTATATCTTAGGACCTATTATAAAGATATTTAGTGGAACAGTAATTACATTTGAACTACCAGGCGATGTTTGGACGTTATTAAATATTGGTTTAGGTGGTTATGTAGTAGGTCGTTCTGGTGAAAGTATTGCTAGAACATTAGCTAAAAAACAAGAAAATAAATAAGGAGAATTATGTTTAAAAAAATAAAACGAAAAGTATGTGAGTTAATTTGTAAAGTATTTGGTATTACACAATGTTTGTGTGACCATGAATGTGATTGCAAAAAAGAGAAAAAATAGTTTATGGATATAGATTATTCTACAGTTCGTAGATTAACGGATAAGAGGATTGAGTCTCTTAAAGACACCTTGGTGTACTCAGTTGACAATATAGAACAACTTCACTATATTAGAGGACAAATCAAAGGCCTAGAGTCTTTGCTTCAGGATCTTAAAGACCTGCAGACTAAACAGGAGCGATTAAATGACGGAGAACTTAGAGGCTTCGAAAGAAGTACCTAAACTTAAAGAAGCATTACTCGATGCTTACAAATCCAAAGAAGAAACTCAGACATATTTAGATGCAAAATCTATATCTGAAAATGTATCTCTTTTAGAAAGACTTCCTACCCCTACAGGATGGAGACTTTTAGTACTGCCTTATGCAGGACCTAAAAAAACTAAAGGAGGAATTATTCTTTCGGATCAAACCCAAGATACAATACAGATGACTACCGTATGTGCATATGTATTGAAAGTTGGTGAGCTAGCATACAAAGACAAAGAAAAATTTCCTAATGGACCTTGGTGTAAAGAAGGTGAATGGGTGATCTTTGGCCGTTATGCGGGTTCAAGATTTAAAATAGAAGGCGGGGAAGTTCGTATTCTCAATGATGATGAAATCATTGCTAGGATTAAAAATCCCGAGGATATCTTGCACGCTTATTAAACATACGCAAAAAACAGGAGCTACAAAATGTTAGAAAAAAGTGACTATAAAAAAGACAATTCCGTAGAATTAGATACGGATGGAATAGAAGAACAATCCATTCAAGTTGAAAATAAAGAAGTTGAATCGGATGATACTAAACTGCCTAATGAAGAAGTTGATTTAGGATATACAGAACCTAAAGCAGCTGGCATTGAAGGTATAACTATTGAAGAAGCAAAAGAAGAAGATGTAAAGGTTAAAAAATCTGAAGAAGATGTAGATGACCTTTCTTCTGTTTCTGAAAAAGTTAGAAAAAGAATTGATAAATTAACTTTTAAAGTAAGAGAGGCAGAACGTAGAGAACAAGCAGCTTTGGATTATGCAAAAAACATTCAAAGTAAGTTAGACGATACGCAAAGCAGATTCTCTAAGACCAGTAAAAGTTATATTGAGCAATACTCAGCTAGAGTAACTGCAGAACAAGAAAAAGCAAAACAAGCATTGAGAGATGCTATTGCTGAACAGGATGCAGATAAAATAGCAGATGCAAATACAGTTATTGCACATTTAGCCGTAGAAGCAGAGAAAGCTAAAATGACTAAACAGGAGTATGATTCTAGAGAAGAATCAGAAGCTCAAGCTAAAAAGACTTCTCAACCTACTCAGGTACCTCAAAATCCTACCTATCCACAACCTTCTACTAGAGCCAGAACTTGGGCTGAAAAGAATGAATGGTTTGGACAGGACAAGATTATGACAAGTGCTGCGTTTCAAGTTCATCAGGATCTTATAGACCAGGGGTTTGACGCGGAGAGTACAGAGTACTATAATGAGATAGACAAAGTTATGAGAGATAATTTCCCTCATAAGTTTGAGAAACAGGAGCCAAAGAAAATCGTCCAAACTGTGGCATCTGCGCAAAGAAACCAAAATGGACGCCGATCAGTGAAACTCACTCGTTCACAAATAGCTATCGCTAAGAAATTAGGAGTGCCACTAGAGGAATACGCAAAATACGTGAAGGAGAATGCATAATGAATACAATAAAAAGAACCTCACGCGAGTCCGAGACAAGAAAAGTAGAAATGAAAAAAACTACGTGGACTCCACCTTCCAGTTTGGATGCACCACCTGCACCGCAGGGATATGCTCACAGATGGATTAGAACCAATGTGACGGGTTTTGAGGATACAGGAAATGTAACCAAAAAACTTAGAGAAGGATGGGAATTTGTTAGAGCAGAAGAAATAGCAAATCACCCAGACGCTGCAAAATATCCTGTGATTAAGTCAGGACAATATGATGGATGTGTCGGAATTGGAGGCCTTGTGTTGGCAAGGATACCAGAAGAGATATTAAAAGCGCGCTCGGAGTATTTCAGTAGACTTACTTCAGAACAAATACACGCAGTGGATAATGATCTTATGAAGGAACAACGACCAGGGATGCCAATCAATATTGAGAGGCAATCTCGTGTAACCTTTGGCGGTGGTTCGAAAAAATAATTTTTTGACGATAACTACTACAAAGGCGGCTAAATAAAATAAACTTAATAGGAGAAAAAACAATATGGCAAACCAAGTAGAAAAGTTCGGTCTAAGACCGTACAGAAAACTAGATGGTACTCCATTAGTTGGTGCTCAGAACAGATATACTATTGCAAGTAGTTACGCTACTGCGATATTCCAAGGTGACTTGGTTATCCCAGTAACAGGAGGAAATATCGAAAGATATCCTGGTAATACTTCAACAGCTGTTGTGGGTGTGTTCAACGGATGTTTTTATACAGATCCTACTACTCAAAAGCCGACCTTCAAAAACTACTACCCAGGCGGAGTTGCAGCAAGCGATATTACAGCGTTTGTTGTGGATGACCCTGATGCTGTTTTTTTGGTGGACGCTGATGCGACTTTCGCAAGAGCAGATCTGTTTCAAAACTACTCGTTAACAGCAGTTAGTGGAAATACAAAAACTGGAAATTCATTACAACAATTAGATGTTAGTGAATCTGGAACAAACGCAACTTTCGTTGTACAAGCAATCGATATTTGCCAAGATCCAGATAATTCTAGCACTAGTTCTGCTAATGCAAACATTCTAGTTAGAATCAACAATCACTTCTTTAGAAGTGGTACAGGCATATAATAGGAGAATAAATTATGGCTATTTCACGATCACAACTAGTTAAAGAACTAGAGCCAGGATTGAATGCACTATTCGGCCTGGAATACAACCGTTATGAAAATCAGCATGCTGAAATTTTCATGACTGAATCATCTGACAGAGCTTTTGAAGAAGAAGTAATGTTAAGCGGTTTCGGTTCAGCACCAGTAAAACAAGAAGGTGCTAGCGTTGTGTACGATCAAGCTCAAGAAACTTTCACAGCTAGATATACACACGAAACTATCGCTTTAGCATTTTCTATCACTGAAGAAGCTATCGAAGATAACTTATATGACAGATTAGCTGCAAGATACACAAGAGCTCTTGCAAGATCTATGTCAAATACTAAGCAGGTTAAAGCTGCTGCTGTGTTAAACAATGCACAAATTACTACTGCAATCGGTGGTGACGGAGTGTCGTTGATTAACAATGCGCATCCTTTAGCAACTGGCGGTACGTTCTCTAACGTATTAGCTACTGCTGCTGACTTAAACGAAACTTCACTTGAACAATCTTTGATTGACATTGCAGGTTTTGTTGATGAAAGAGGCTTAAAAGTAGCTCTTTCTGGTAGAAAAATGATAATTCCAAAAGAATTACAATTTACTGCTGAAAGACTAATGAAGTCTCCTCAAAGAGTCGGTACTGCTGACAATGACATCAACGCCATTGTAAATATGGGAATGGTGCCAGACGGTTACAGAATTAACAATTTCTTAACTGATACTGACTCATTTTTCCTATTGACTGATGCTCCTAATGGATTGAAACAATTCGTTAGATCACCAATCAAAACAGCAATGGAAGGTGACTTCGAAACTGGCAACGTAAGATTTAAAGCTAGAGAAAGATACAGCTTTGGCTGGTCTGACCCTAGATGTATATTTGGTAACGGAAACTTACCTACTTCATAATCTTAGGTTATAAAGTTAAATAAATTAGGGCGGTCTTCACGACCGCCCTTTTTTTATGTATAATAAAAATACTGAACATAAACAAATATTTGACACAGACTGAGTTCAGCAGACGGCCTAGAGACTGTGTTAAATAAACTAGGAGAATATAACTATGGCAAACACAAC